TCTTTCTTGGTAGAAAATGAAAGAACTAAAGCCATTGTTCAGAATATGAACATTGACTCTAGTTCCGAGGCTTACACCTCAGGATCGTCCTCTTCGGACTTGGACTCTCGATATCGCTCGAGCACTGCATCGTAAGCGATCCTCGCCAGCTGTGTAGCAGCAAACCCGACAAGTGTGCCGAGTAACAACTTACCTAGCTGATGAACAATCGGTTCCTCCTCTTGTGCAACGAGCTCAACAGTGTCGTCATCCATTAGTTCCTCCATTGTGTATTTCTCATTATAGTAACTGTCTACTCTGCGATCAGATCGGCTTTATATAGTTGTAATCGAATGCCAGACACGGTCGTCCATCCTCTGAGAGGACTGTTGTGAATCTCAATTCCAACAACTTGTCAGAATCCCAACCAAGTTCACTCGAATGCGATGTGTGTGGAATACCAATATGATCGTAGAACTCGTCAAGAGTCACATATACACTACCCACGATCATAGCATTTATATCATTTTGAGCCTTACGAAGAGTCTCCATATCCGATGTGAAATATCGCTTCGTATAGAGCTCACAACACATAACCGAACCAGAAGTTACGATTATACTGGTATCGTTCGGTGGACTGTTTCGAATAACGTCAGAAGCAATATCAGCACGAAGCATCTCTTCCTTCTGTTTACCGATCTCATCCACAACTCGATCGCGATACTCTGTAAAGGCTCGTTCGGTTAGTGTATAAGCGCTAACAGCTGCTGCGGTTCGTTTGTTGTATGAACGACTGGCAAATCCGATAGCCGTGATCGTAACAACACCCGAAACAACTGGTGGAATGTACAGACGCCAGACCTGTTTCGTCTTCTCTTTAATATCCTCGATCGGATCTTCGTGTGAATCCTGGCCGTGCAGTATCACAGCAGACTGATACCCAGCTTTAGCAGCCAAATATGCAGTGGTGACCGTTCCAGTGATCCCTGCTGCGGTCATTATCGCCGGAGAATTACGATTTATCAGTTGACTGACTCTATGAATATTATGCTCAATTGTCATCGCTTACGCATCTCCCTCACAAAGATCCAGATCAGCCAAAGTCCACCGGTAATGCAGATCATGAAGATATCGAACAGGAAGTTCAGACATCCATAATTGCTACTGTTATTCGACATAATAATATCTCCAATATATTCGGTTCGATAGAGTTTTGCTCGTTTTGCCATGGCACCTCCAAAGGCAAAAAATATAAGAGGTGAGGAGCTTACGTCCTCGTCGACCATAATGGGTCTCCCTCTCATTATAGGGTCTGCAAATCTTGCGAGGTGTAGAAATTACGATTGGTTTTTCAAAAATCTTCCCACGGGAAAAATTAAGAAATCATTGTAGAGACTGCGAAAACACAGAACCCATGTAGAATCAGAATATATGACTCCACACAGGTTCTGTGTCAATCGCTCAGCCAGTTGTCTCGTTCACGCCTTCGGCTTGATCCAACCAAACGCCTTGGTCGTCATCACGTGCTTCTGCTCGTATGCAACGATCAACAGGATTCCCGTGAGATTCCCGACAATGTTGACAATCGTGTCACGACTGATCCGCTCAGGCTTTTCTGCCTGCTTCAGCTTCTTCAATCGCTCCAGCTTGTCCAACAGGTCCAGGTATCTCTCATCATCCACGCTCATCGACTGCATGTTGTCAGTCACATCTGTGATCAACGCATCAAGATCGTCCGGCTCGTTCTTATCGAACAGCTTAAACATTAACTCCCTTTCTGTAGCTCTCATTATAGGGGTTGTTCAGGCTGCGACCAACTTAGTCATGATCCTCCATTGTGGATTCAGGCATAGGTCGTGTGTAATTGTTGACAACTTTAAATATGATCTTAGCTTTGAGACGTAGCGGCTCGGGATCCTCGTTGAGCTCGAGCGAATATAGAAGTTCACCCTCTTCGTTCTCGGATATGAGCATTCTTCCATCATAATATACATCAGATTCGTGATATGTCTTTGATGTGATGATTAGGAAGAGACCGAGAACTGCGGTAATGGTGAGACTAGATATCACGACTACTTCTACATAAGGAAAGTCGAATGTCACTGATAGACCTAGATACATAGCAGATGCGCTTGGAGCGATCACCATGGTAAAGGCCTTCAGAAAATCATAAACTTTATTAGATACAATCACACTTGGGTCCTTAAGGTTGTCGTGGTCCGTCATCGGAGTCATCAGTCCTCCTCAATAGCCGCTCCTCTTCATAGTAATTAAGTGGTCGCACACTAGATCGGAATGGGAGATCACCTATCTCTTCCATGATCCGGTCCGCTGTACTATTCCCGCCAAGTACCTTGTAGGGTGCGTAAATATGCGTTACTAGACTTTCATACTCTTCTGTATAGACCCAACCCCGCTCAATGTATGCAGCACCTATAGTGTGGAACAACTCACGAGAGATTCCGATAAGGAGTAGAACTTCTGCATTCTTTTCCTTCTGCCTCTGGGAGAAGAACTTCCAGAACCCAGCAGAAGCAGCTATTGTGTAGACTCCAGTAAATACAAGTGCTGCCCACTGACTCCAATCCATTCGGCCCCCTTCAGGGTGAGTTATTCGCCAGTATTGGTAAGATCAGACAAAGTCACACCAGCTGGAGACTGCTCTAAAGCAGTAATCGTAACATCTGGAACGATAGTGTTGGTCTTAGCAAACTGGACAGTATTGATCTTGAGAATAACACCCAAGAACGTTGCGACTGCTGCACACGTCCCAGTAACCTCTAAGACATAACCCCAAGACCAAAGACCGGCTAAAGCCGCATACAGAGTTGCGGAAGCCGGAAGGACCAGAGTAACCAGATCCTTAGCTCGATCGTATGCCTTATTCGATAAGTTGAACACGTAGTTCTCCTATGGTTCAGAAAACGTTGGATAACCGACTTCGCCTTCATCATCTTCTATCTCGACGAACTCTATTACCCGTTGTATGGAATTGGAGTTGTATTCCCCATTCACAGAGACCAAATCACCAACATTGTAATCTTCACGATACTTGTAATGGTTTGATGTCTTTACAATCTTAGGATTTACAATCTCTATAGGATTCTGCTTTGTGAGAGCTTGTTTTCCCCGAGAAGTCATCAATTTTCTAACATTTAGAAGATCGCCACCAGTGGGTGCCTCTGAAAACTGCCCATCAATATCTGAACCATCGACAACCATCCAACGACGGTCGAACCCAACGATAAGCTCTTCATAAACAGGAACCTCTACGAACTTCCCAACAACAAGAGCAGCGTTCTTATCACTCTTAGAAGTCTGAAGATAGTTTCCAGACTCGATATCGCCAAACTCATGAGAGAAAGAAATCTTATCAGTCTTATTAGTTCCTATATGAATCTCAAGAACCAGGATCTCTGGACACGAACCTGTTTCGGGATCTGCGAGAACAGAAAGAGAGCAAGGTCGTGACGATTTAATACCAAGGGAATCTATGGCAAGAATGTCAATCAATTGCTTATAGACCTCACCACGTGGTATTGATCTATCTTCAACAAACCCCGACGGGTTGGCATGTCGTAAAGAATCTTTCATGTATGCCATGACATTAGTTATACCATTAGAAAGATCCCAACTATCATACCCGGCAAATATATGTTGATTTATGAATCTCTCTGCTTGAAGCCATGTTTTCTCAGCAGGAAGAATGAAGTCAGGCATAGGATATACAGGAGCTGTCCAGTTCCTGTTACACCCAACCACACGCTGCTCGAGAAAAACCTCGAAACTTCGCCCAGTGATGGTTACCTTATCAACATCATCTTCTTCGGATTGAATCTCATGGTTCTCAACGATCATCAACTCTGGGGTATTCAGATGACTGATAAGAGCCCCAACAGGAAGATCATCACGAATATGACTTGATGCATCTGCTTTGATCGTGAACTCACCAGAGTCTCTATATCGTTCAATCCAAGTCAGACTATCCCAACCCTCTACAAGTTTAGCATTTGAGAGAGTTAGGTTAGTTCCTGTGGAGAGTGGAAATCTGATAAGATCCATCAGACCCCCCAGTAAGTGTGGTAATATCTCATCCAGGACCACTCGAAGTTCTCACCTTGAACATCGTAGTTGTTGGTACCTGGAAACACTATGGGCCAAAATGCCCCCGGGGAAATTTTGTCAACGATATGGTAATAAACACCGTCACGAAGAATTTGCAATTCTCTAGAGCCAGGAATACTGGAGAATATAAGCTGATCTCCAACGATAAATCCATCGTATTCTGGTGTTATAAGACGTGGAATTATCTCAAATTTCCAGTCATATGTCATCGGTTCCGCAATAGTAAAATTAGTACAAGGACCGGTGAACGTTATACCAAACCGGAAACCATGATGAGCTGTAGAGATCTCATCCACAAGAGTGAATGCCTCAGTAGTAAACTCATCCACATCGATTATTACCTCATCAACCGACTTCAACATCGGATCTGGACAGTTAATAGTTATGGTAATCTTTGGATGATCTGTTAATAGATCAGATTCCATCTTTGAGAAATGTCCAGATAACCGTGCTATGACTGTTGTATCGAATTTGAAGAGGAGATAGATGTCACCCGTTCTCGATGATGCAATAGCTCGATAGATATTATCTCTGAGGTCGGAAACACTAGTTCCATTTTGATAGTCTGGGAGTAACTCAATCTCCATCGTAACAAATCGTTTGTTCTGACTCATGGTATACGACTTTCTATTGGTCATATACGTATAGCCATAGAACTTAGACGAGATTTCCTCTGCGTCTAAACCTGAGAGACCTGTAACCTTATAGGACTTATGTGATCCAGGGTCTCTGAAACTCATGTTCGCAACGAATCTCGGCGAAACTGTGTCCGGGCTGAAACAATACAGATCGATGTTGTTGATTTTCACGGTATGCTCAGCTCCTTCTTCGCTAGAGAAACTTGACTGCGAGTGTTACGATAGACGTCGTTGGTTGTAAGAGCCTTAGGAGAGTAATTGTTCTGCTCGAACTTAACTTCCTTGGTAATGACCTGTGGTTCAGTTTGCTGAGACTGGGACCTGGAGAGGTCCGTCGTCTTGGCAATGGATGCTGCTGAAGCATACGAGAGTGAAGCACTAATAGTTGATCCACCCAACATAGCTGTGACACTCTTGGCGTCTCTCGTTATGTTAGTAAGATCAAGAACTGGTGTAATAGTAGGATTGAACTCATCAATCCCCTCTAGATTCATCTTAACCTTACTCATAGCATTAGAGAATGCTGTTACCGTATCTGTAGCCAGATTTGCGCTAGCAATCTGAACTCTATGGTTCTTGTCTAGACCATTAATAAGTCCCTGATTAATATCCTGTCCTATTCTATAAAAGACCTTAGATGGAGACTTACTCTCGATCTTATCTTTGAAGAACCCGATAACATTCCCAGCTAATCCACCAACAGCACCAAGAACATCCTTTGCTTTACCAGCAATACCACCAGTTAGCCCATTAATAAGAGCACCAGCAAGTTTAACACCTTCGTCTCTGATCTGTGGAGAATACTTGTCCACCGCTAATCTAAGCCCCTCAAGAACCTTTACCACTACAGCTCCGAGCTTGTTGGTAAAGTCAACAGCATTATCGGCCATTCCCTCAAGGAATTTAATAGCCGAATCTGTTCCTGCCTTACCGATTCTAGTTGCTCCCTTGCCAATTTCAATGATTATAGTAGTGATAAGATTGGTAACCTTGGTAGCAATCTCAGTTGCATTATTGGTAAGCGCATCAAGGAACTTAATAAGAGCGTCGGTACCCGCATTGGCAATATTGACCGCCATTGCTCCAACCTGAGCTATGAAAGTCAATATAACATTTGCTGCTGCCTCAATAACCTTACCAAGATTGTTCGCAATCCCGTTAAGGAATTGAACGAGTAGATCTACACCAGCGTTTATTATAGTCTGAACGTAACTTGCAATCGCTGTTATGAATGCAACAACAAGATTACCTGCGGCTGCACCAATAAGACCAGCATTATCAGCCAGACTCTGTGTGAAGTTGTTGAGAAGCTCAATAGCCACGTCAACAATCTGATATATATTATCTCTAATTCCCTGAAGGAAGTTGAGAAGTAATGCTATACCAGCAGCTATGATCTCTGGTGATTTCTCTACGACAATTTTAACGATCATGTCGATGAGAGCACTAAATGCTTCGCCAATCTTGGGCATGAGCTCAATGATGAGATCCAACATCTGCGTCAGAATCTTACCAAAGTTTTCAATAATACCAGGCGCTGCATCAGTTATGACCTGAATAAAGGATATAACTCCTTCAGCAAATGCCTGAGCGAATCCTGGAATGGCCTTAATTACAATATTAAGAATCTCAACCAGGGTTTCCATGCTCTTCTTACCAGCACTACCAAGAGCCACTAAAGCTTGAGCTGTAAGATATGCACCAGCTCCCAATAGAGCGAACCCAAGACCAATAGCTCCAAGAGCAACACCCATGCCAATAAGTGCACCCAAGAGTGGTGGGAACGCTACAAGAGCCGTAGCAGCAAGACCAAGGATAACAAGAACAGCCGCAATACCAACAAGTCCTGTTATCAGCTGACCAATGCTAAGATTACCAATGATCTCAAGCGTCTTTGCTAGGACCAGTAATCCTGCAGCAACAACCAATATAGCTCCAACACCTAAAGAAGCTCCCTGAAGTGCATTAGTAGCGACTACAAGACCAAAGAGTAAAGCTCCAATACCAACAAGACTCTTTGCTAAATCGCCTAGACTCATATTACCGATGGTCTCTAAGGCCTTCGACATGATCCATATAGCTGCAGATATAGCCACAAGACCGGCAGAAACCAGTATGAGTTCTTTACCCTTGGGGAGGTTCTTAACCAACACGGTTATACCAAGAAGTGCGCCAGCAAGTCCAACGAATCCTCGTATCATGTCAGACCATGACATCTCGGCAAATCCTTCAACCGCTTTCTTCATAAGAATCAAAGAAATGGAGAAGAGGCCGAAGCTGATACCAATCTTACCCATCTGTGCTTCTGGTATAAGATTCATTGCACCGACGAACAACCCGAGAGATGCTCCAACAGCCAATAATCCATGAGCAAGATCCCCAAACCCAATTCCAGCCATGAGCTTGATAACTCCGGCAAATATAAGAAGAGACACAGACAACACACCAATACTTATTCCTGCTCTGATGAAGCTACTGTTGTTATCTCCAAAGAACTGAGTTGCCATACTCATAAGCTGGAGTGCACCAAGAACTCCAAGAAGTCCCTTAGCCATCTCTCCCCAACTCATAGTGGACATGCTCTTCAAAGCGAGTGACAGAACAAGTGCTGCACCACCAAGAATGATCATGGATGTAGCCAAAGCTATCATCTTAGCAGGATTAGTCTCAATCTTTGCAAGGAGAGCCATAGCTGCAACGAGTTGACCAAATCCGACAGCAAGTGCTCCGAGAGAAGCTGCCAGTTTTGCACTGTCGATGAATGAGAGAACAAGTATAGAAGCGGTAAGAACAGCGATAGCAGCAGCAATCCTTAGAAGAGCATCAGCTTTTATCTTAAGTTGGAATGCCTTCATGGTGTCGCCAAGTTGATCAAAGATGTCGCCTATCTTCTCGAATAGACTGAACTGACCGAAGTCAAGTTTCAGACCATTCTTGACGAAGTCTCGGAACAACTTAACGAGTCCAGCAAAGAGACCAACACTTACTGCTCCAAGAGCAGGTTTGAAGGCATCAGCTGTAAAAATGTCACCAACTTTTTGACCTATGGTACCAAAGAACTCGATTATTGCATCCCAAGCTGTAGTGACAGCATCTCTAACTCTACCGAAAGCGTTTATAAAGATATCTCCTATAGTTGAGAAGACACTCTTAACCTTGGCGCCAGCTGTAGAAAGGAACCCGAGCTTATCGGCTATAGTCTCAAAGATGCTAGCAGTCTTCTCTCCACCAGGAACACCTTTTTCACCACCAAACAGGCCGGCAATCTTGTCTTTTACGTTGAATAAGAATTCGCCGAACTTCTGGATGGCCTGATTGATCTTATCGAAGAAGGCCTGAATACCTCCACCTTCGACGAGCATCTCTCGGAGTTTGTTTATGAAGTTTCCAGTAGCAGCTGCACCACCACTAGCCATTCCAACAAAACCGAGAAGAATCTTACCCAAATTCATGAATACGGAGAAGACACCTTTAACGATTTCTACCCCTATTTTGAATATTGAGAAGATTCCTAAGAAGACTGATCTGATCTTTTCAGCTGTATCAGCACTTACAATCAGTCCTTTAGCGAAATCACGGAACTTGTTAGTGAGATCCAGTAGAGTTTGAACGGTCATCGGTGGGAAGACTGTTCTAAAAGCTTCTCTTATCGGTGCAAGAACTGACTTAACCGCCTCGAGAGAATACAGGAGTCCTTGCAGAAGGGTGTCTCTACCACCGAAAACCTTCCACCCCCTTAACAATTCATTGCGAGCATTAGCAGAGCTACTAATGAAACCACCAATGAAGTTATTAAGACCGGTAAACAACTGTTTCGCTTCAATGAAGTCACCAACAACCATTCGGAAAGTGGTTGCCCAACCAGTTCCAATAGCCTCTTTGATGGTTCCAAACAGTTGCGAGGCGGTTTTAACCTCAGTGGCTGCTGAAGTGGCCGTCGCAGCAAGATCTTGAATAGCGACAATCTGCTCATCGGAGAATCCTTTTGCTGACAGTGCTGCAGCGTCAAGATCTCCGGACAAACCACCAAGAGTGGTGGTAAGAACATCAGCAGTAATCCAACCATCCTGAAGACTCTCACGGAAACTGTTTCCGGAGTCTTCCCACTCTTTGAAGGATTGGCTCATAGGAACATCTGTGAGAGTTCCCATAGCCTTACCAGTCTCAAAAAGAGCATTCTTAAACGCCTCACCACCCATACCAGCATTAACAACAGAATTCCAGTCCATAAGCTTCAATGAACCTGCAGCGATAGCTTGTGAAAGCTGGTACATTGCTGTTGAAGCTTGTTCGGACGTGGAACCTGACATAGCAGCAAGATTAGCAATACCCTTGATGGAATTCACAGAAGTCTGAAGGTCTACACCAGCAGCTGTGAATGTACCAATATTCTTTGCCATCTGTGCGAAGTTATAGATGGTCTTATCAGAATAGTCATTTAACTGATCAAGAGCTTTATTAACGTCATCAAGAGTAGAACCCTTACTCTTTGTGTTGGCTAGAATTGTCTGAATTGAGTTCATGTTAGTTTCGTATTCAGCGAAACCATCAGACAAAGGAGTGATAGTAAGAGCTTTAGTAATCCGAATTCCAGCATCAACGGCCTTATTGGTAATATTAGCTAAAGCCGTAATACCAACAGTTGCCATTGCTAGGAACTTAGTACTAATCCCTTCAACCGCTGCACCCATAGGTCCCATGTTGAACTTAGAAGCTGCAGACTGAAGCTCACCCATACTTTCTTTACCCTTGCTGAAGTTGAGACTCTGCCTCAGCTTCTCAAGGGTACTAAGCGTATCGCCAACCTTCGATTGGAAGGAGGCATTATCAAAAGTAAGCGAAACTACCTTGTTATCGATTTCGTTACTCATTTAGTCACCTGCTTCCATATGTCAGCGACAATCTCGTCAAATATGGGTCGTATAGCCTGGTTTATGAACTCTCTACCTTGAACATAACCACCTGTTCCCGTAGCATGTCCGTATTGGATAAGTATGACGATCTGGGAGCCGTCGTTAACGTTGGTGTTGAACCATTCAATCCCAGGGTTGGTTTTACTGCGTATGACTCTAAATCCCCACGAGTTTGCAGTTAAACCACTCGCCACAGGAGTTGCTTTTGCTAGAGCATCGACGCCCTTCCTGCCATACTTATCCAGACTTGAGTAGAGGTCACCGTCTGTCATTCTCTTCAAAAATTTCTCAGTGTTTTTGAAATCACCAGATGAAGAAAATGCAAACATGATTTAGACCTCTCTTATGGTGCTCCAACGTCTTCAATGGTAAAATATGCGGCATTAACATGACTGCTGGTATCAACAAATCCGGTAACATACATACGCACAAGAAAAGTTGTTGACACATCCCACCCCGACGGGATTAATATAACTCTAGATGAAGTTATTGTTGACGGCCAACTAACAGCATGGGTTCCACCATCAGTTCTAATCACGGGGTTAGAAAGATCAGTAGACTTATATACCGATAACGTGATACCAATCGCAGGATCTCCAATAAACGATGTTGAATAATTAAACCTATAGTATCGCCCAACAACCGGCGTTATCGTTATTGAAAGACCATCAACACTCTTCCAATTATTAAGAATACATGATTCTGCTGTGGTGGTAGTAGCGATTCCTAAAAGCCCACGACCAGATTTATCCGAATACGTCTTGTTAACGACATCCGTTCCAACAGAAGGAGCAGTTGTAACGGTCATTAAAGGAGC